CCTCTGGAGATACTGGCCGAGGTCGAGCTGCCCTACCCCTCGCACACGGGCAACTCGTCCGTGCGTCACGGGGGAGGGCGCCACTACCTCAGCAAGGCGGCCATCGCATACCGGTGGGAGGTGGCGGCCAAGATCGGCCGGCGCACGCCCCTGGACGGGCCGCTGCACATCGACTGGCTGATCGCACCGCCTGACCGGCGCGCCAGGGATCACGACAACCTGTCCAAGAACGTGAGCGACGCGCTGACCCATGCGGGCTTCTGGGTCGACGACTCGAACAAGGTCATCGTCTCAGGCTCGTGGAAGTGGACCGAACCGCTGCCTGGCGGGGCCATCTTCGTGAGCGCAAGGCGTGCTGTTAGCTAAGACAGCTCCTATAGCCAACCCCTATTGATCCACCGTTCCAATGCCCATCCTCTATCCACTTCGCGTACCGCCCTGGATCATCGAGCTGCTCAACCAGTGGTCGACCCTGGACATGCCCAAGTTCGGCCCGCCCGCGGGAGTGAGCGAGGAGATGCTCGCCCTCCTGCTCGAGCTGCAGGCCCTCGAGGAGGCGTGTGACCCGAGGTTCATCGCCATCCGCGCCCACTTCAAGCCGTGGATCGATGTGGGCCGGAATGTCCACGCTGAGACCTTGTTCGTTGCACTGATCGACCTGGCAAATCGCGTTGATGCGGAGCTCGAGGGATGAACGGGTTCGAGATCTGCATGAGCAACCTGAAGGCCATGAGGGGCCAGGCCTGGCAGTCCGAAGGCGTGACCGATAGGTACCTGAATGACCTCAACTCGGTCAGCGGTCGCTACCTGCCCATGATCCCTGGGAGGATCACAGACGAAGGCGTCATGGCGCTGCACGCGCTGGAGATGGCCGTCGCATTCCCGAACCAAGGGGCGTGGGCATGACCTGGGACCGGTTTGCCATCTGCATGCACAACCTGGGCAAGCTGCACAAGCAGGCCGAGAGGCGCAAGAAGCGGGCAGAGGACCGAGCAGCGTGGCGCGCCAAGAAGGCCAACGCCGAG